AGAGTTTCGGCCCTGCCCTAACCTTGTGGGCGAAGCGCGTGCTCAACATTGATCTCATGGAGTGGCAGAAGCGCGTCGTTAATGATGCTCTGAGTCTGGACGAGAACGGTGACTTCATCTTCCGTGAAGCGTGTATCTCTACGGCTCGTCAGAACGGCAAGAGTTTGGTGATGCGTGCTGTCGCCGGCTACATGGCGACCGAGTATGCAGCGATCCGAAAGGAGCCTCAGACGATCGTCATTGTTGCCAACCAGAAGCGTCGAAGCATGGCTCTCTTTCGTGACTTGGTGCGCGACCTTGACCAAAAGGTTGAGTGCAAAGTTCGTCTGCTGAACGGTGACGAGCGGATCAACTTCCCAGACGGATCATCTATCTCGGTCGTCGCTGCATCGGTTCACGCTCACGGCATGACAGCCTCGGTCATTCTCGTGGACGAGCTCTGGGACATCAGTCCCGAGGTCGTGTTCACAGCTTTACGGCCTTCCCAGATCGCAGTCAAGAATCCGATGATGATGATGTTCTCCACCGCTGGCGACCAAGGCTCAACAGTGCTTCTCCAGCTTCGAGAGCAAGGCATGGCAGCGATTGACTCAGGCCGAACTGGCTCGCTCTATTTCGCTGAGTGGTCACTTCCGCCCGGAGTGAGTCTGGAAGATCGGCAGTATTGGGGATGGGCGAATCCTGCGCTCGGAACAACGATCACGATGAAGGCGTTAGAGCTTGCGTTTGACTCGCCGAATCGTCAAGCGTTCATCCGAGGCCATCTGAATCTGTGGGTAGATTCAACTAACTCCTACCTACCGATTAACCTGTGGAACGATCGGAAGACTGTGGATCCGATGCCTCCGATCCAGTGGCTCGTCATTGACTCATCGGTTGACGAATCACGCTATGTCGGGATCGGTTGCGCGTACGACGGAACACGCGTCATCGTGACGACCGAGTTTGTCGTGGAGTCCGCCCAACAGATGTGGGCCGAAGTCGTGACTCGAATGTCGGACGCGTCAGTCAAACTTGCATGTACCCCATCGCTGGAGATCCACTGTCCGCCAGATCTTCGCCGAAGGATGACGATCGTCGGCTATGCCGAGTTGATCAAGTGGACAGGTGCAGCTCGTGCGATGATCGTTGAGGATCGCGTCCGCCACACTGGCGACCTTGCACTCTCCGAACATTTCGCTCGAGCAGTAGCAGTCAAGACTGGCGGAGCGATCGTTCTCAGTTCGCAGAAGAGTCCGGGCCCAATAGAGCTCGCCCGATGTTCAGTGTGGGGAATCATGCTCACATCACGACCGAGAGCATCAGCGAAACCTCAGATGGCTTTCGGCTGACCCTAGTGGACACACGCTTGCAAGTTTGAGAGACTCGCAAGCGATGGCACTCTTCGGAAGTAAGAAGCAAGACGCGACCCCCGCGTTCGCACACGCACCGCTTCAAGCTGCAGCAGGTAGCGCCTCTCAGAGCGGGCTGGGTCAATTTTGGAGTTACACCGTCGGGGCCGCTTCCGAATTGGCTCTGTCCGTTCCGACAGTTTCACGAGCGACACAGATGATCATCTCTCTCGTCGGCTCACTTCCCCTCCGCCACTACACGACACAGTTCAACGGCGAACGGTACGAAAAGATCTATCTTGAGAACGAATCATGGATGGACACTCCAGACCCAACTCTCACGCGTAACTTCGTCATGTCGAATCTGTGCATGGATCTCATGATGCGCGGACGAGCGTTCCTCTATGTGACCTCACGCAGCTCTGCTACCGGACGGCCTCTCGCTTTCCAGTGGATGCCCTGCGAAATGGTTGACTCATTGGATCAGCCCGGCCCACAGTTCTTCGGAAAATCCAACCAGATCACATTCAACGGCATCCAGATTCCGACACAAGATGTCATCCAATTCCTCGCACCCGTTCAAGGATTCCTCTGGACAGGTCGCCGAGTCTTAGAGACCGCAATCAAGCTTGATCGCTCAGCTGAACGCTTCGCCTCCAATGAGATCGTCGCTGGATACTTACAGCAGACCGACAGCTCTGAACCTCTTGACGCTGAATCGCTTGGTGAGCTCGCTGCAGCATGGTCAAACGCTCGACGCGTGAACGCTGTCGGCGCATTGAACTCGGCTGTCAAGTACGAACAATTCGACACAGACCCGAGCAAACTCCAGCTTGTAGAAGCACGAAACTTCAGCGCACTCGAACTGTCTCGAGCAATCGGAGTCCCTGCGTACCTTCTCGGAATCGGCATCTCTGGCTACAACTACAGCAACGCCACTCAGGCCAAGCAAGATCTCTATCTGCTCGGAGCCAAGCTCTACATGGACTGTATCCAAGAAACCCTTAGCGGAACGGACATCCTGCCTCGTAATAGGTTCGTGGAATTTGACACCGAAGATCTGATAGAAGATGTCGCAATGAACCGCACAGAGATAGACATTGAAGAACCTGCCTCCATGCGGACACCTCAGGAGATGCCCTCATGATTCGACTTACTGCTCAACAGATCACACTTGACGCTTCCGCCGATGGCGAACCATCACGCCAGATCACAGGCCTCGCCGTTCCGTGGAATGTCAAAGCGACTCTCTCCGGTGGAGAATCGGTGGTCTTCCTTGAAGGCTCACTCCCCGAAGATGGCCCAATGCCAAAGCTTCTGGAATACCACGACGAGACACGCGTCATCGGACGAGTCACCGAACGAGTCTCCACCGCCGAGGGAATGATGTTCGTCGCCAAGTTAAGCGCCACTCGTGCAGCTGACGACGCTCTCGCACTGCTCGCCGATGGCGCTCTAGATTCCGTCAGCGTTGGCGCAGTGCCTACCAAGTTCAAGCGCCTCGCAGACGGGACTCTAGAAGTCTCTGAGGCTAAGTTCGTTGAACTCTCGGTCGTCACGACACCGGCATACGCCGACGCGCAGGTCTACTCAGTCGCTGCCTCTTCACCCGAAGAGGAAGCACCCGACGAAGAAGAAGAAACACCAACCCCAACCCAACCATCCGAGGAGGATGAAATGTCAGAAGCAATCGAAGCAGCAGTCCCCACTGCCCCCATCCAATACGCAGCACCGAAGCGCGAGTTCAAGCTGCCCACCGCTGCCGAGTACATGGTCAAGTTCGTCGCTGGCGGATCCGAGTTCGCTGAGTTCAACCAGCGCATCGTTGCAGCCGCTCCAAATGTCACCACGACCGACACACCCGGCATCTTGCCAGTGCCGATCGTGTCTCCTATCTACAATAATTTCGTGGCTAACTACAGGCCCTTGATTACTGCAATGGGAGTCCGCCAAATGCCACAGAGTGGCAAGGTCTTCATCCGTCCGAAGGTCACCACACACACGACCATCGGTGCAAGTAACGGCGAACTCGTCGCACTTGATCAAGGAACTTTCGTCGTGGACGACATTCAGATCACCAAAGCCTTGTACGGCGGATTCGTGAAACTTTCTGAAGAGTCAATGGACATGACCTCACCTGAGGTTCTCGGTGCTTTGATTGATGACATGGCTCGCATCTACGCAAACGCGACAGATGTCGCAGCCTGCACGACTTTCGAAGCAGGAGTCACCCAGACTCAAGCACTCGCCGATGTCACCGATCCTGCAGACTGGGTGTCGTTCATCTACGGAGCTGCACAGCAGATCCTCACCAACAGCAACGGCAACCTGCCCAATGTGATGGTGGTCAGTCCCTCGTACTACGCGTCACTCGGCGCATTGGTGGACACTGCTGGTCGTCCGTTGTTCCCGAATGTCGGCCCACAAAACGCAGTCGGCACCGGCGCATCAGCATCAACCTTCAACGGCAACGCCTTCGGCCTGTCGCTCGTGGTTGACCGCAATATCACCACCCTTCCGATCTATGTCGGCGACAGCACCGGCTTTGAGTGCTGGGAACAACAAAAGGGTGCCATCTCAGTAGAACTCGCTGATGGTGCGCTTGGTCGTGTCATCAAGTTCCGCGGTTACTTCTCGTCCGTCATGATTGACGCGACCAAGTTTGTCACCAAGGCCTGAACCGAATAGACGAGTAGAGAGAACGAACGATGGCAACATTTACAGTCACGCATCAGATGGTGCTTGACAATGTTGCCGTCGTTCAGACTCTTGAATCAACTGACATCGCTGTCGGTCAAACGATCACACTGTCAGGATGTGCAGCACAGCTCAACGGCGCTCACATCGTCTTTGCTGTGCCGACCTACCTGTTCCTCGGAACAGATGAAGAAGGCGACTACCTTTTTGATCCCGATGTCATCATCCCGAACCAGCTGCTCTTCCAAGATGTCGGCGACGACCTCCCTCGAGAAGCAGTTGATCCAGTCGGCTCGCTCGTCTGGACTCAGACCTGCACTTGGATAAATCTTGCCGATCTCACCGAGTTTCTCGGCATTAGCGGAGCGACCGCCAATGACACAGCCTTCATGACTTCATCAGTTAATGCGAGTAATGCATGGTCATTTCGGCGCAGAGTTCAGGCCGGCTACCATGATTCATTGACCAGCGTCCCTGATGCTGCAGTAAAAGCTGGAGTCGTGCTCATGGCGGCCTCGTTGTACAGAGAGCGCGGAAGTTTGGACTCCTTCAATAGTTTCCAAGACATGAACATCAGCGCACCTGTCGCTTCAATGGGCCGAATCAACCAGTTGCTCGGCATCAAGAGATCGCAAGTGGCATGAGATGGCAGGCATCTTCACAGAAACGATTGATGCTGTCTCAGCGACGATCACAGCTCTCGGCCTTGTGCCGGTCACTGACCCTCGGAACGCTCGACCTCTTACTGTATTCATTGAGCTTCCTACTTTCAGCTCGTTCAATAACCAAACGGCGGACATCACGATTGATCTCCGAGTGCTGGGCGCGCCACCCGGCAACCAAGACACTACGAACTACATACTCGGAGTCGTTGACACGCTCATGAACTCCTCCCTCGCAGTTGTCTCAGGCAGACCTACGATCGCCTCGATCGGATCAGCCGAGCTACCTGCATATGACCTCACAATAAGAATCGGCACTAGCCGCGTATAAAGGACAAAACAATGACCGCAACAGTCACCTACCTAGCCAACCCCACCGTCACCGTCACAAGCCCATCGGCGATGACACTCACCGATCACTGCTCAGCAGCGACCTTGACACTCACCGCTGAAGCACTTGAGAACACAGCCTTCGGTCAGACCTCACGCACCTTCACCGCTGGCCTCTTCAGCAATGAGCTCACGCTCACACTGTTCCAGAGCTACGGCGCGACCGAAGTTGAAACCATGCTGAACTCAATGTTCGGCGTAATCTCCACGATCGTCATCAGCCCTGCCGGCGCAACCGAATCAGCCTCGAATCCTGAGTACACGCTGACTGGTTGTTACTTGGCGACCGTGACTCCGATCTCGGCAGCAGTTGGCGAGCTCTCAGTTGTTGAGGCGACCTTCATGGGCGGAACATTCGGCCGCGACATCACCTGATCTAGTAACTAATCCGAACCCCGACTAGGAGAACCCATGAAACTCACACTCAGTGTCAGACTCGCCGATGGCGAGACCTACCAAGTCATCACGAACCTCTTCGTGATTATCTCGTGGGAGCGTAAGTTCAAGCGACGAGCATCAGATCTTGCGAACGGGATCGGGATGGAAGATCTAGCCTTCATGGCCTACGAGGCCAGTAAACAGCAAGGTCATCCAGTCCCGATCTCATTCGATGAGTTCGTCAAGAAATTGGAAGATCTAGAAGTCGTGGAGACTGCGACCGCAGTCCCTACACAGGAGGCTTCCGGCGACAACTAGCAGCTCTGCTAGTTGAGACTGGGTTCTGGCCTCCGCACATAACATTCGAGACAGACGATCTGGCGACTTGCGTCCAGATCATCAATGAACAAAGACGGAAGACCTAATGGCTGCATCAGTAGGAGTTGACTACGCAGGACTCAAAGATGCGCTTCGTGAGATCCAGAAGGTTGATCCTGCTCTCCGTCGGCAGATCACCAAGGACATTAAAGCAGCTATGGATCCTCTTGTCTCTGCGATTAAGGACTCAATTCCGTCGTCGCCACCGTTGACAGGACAGAAGCACAACGGACGCACAGCATGGAAGAACGAGTCAAAGAATGTCGTCGTCAAAGTGGACACGCGCAAGGCTCGCAAACGCAACCTCAGCGCAGGAGCACAGTACGAGTCCATCGGAACAGTGAAGATCACCGCAAAAGGTGCAGCTCTCTCTATGACCGACATGGCAGGACGAGGCCCAAACCAAACACGCAACAAGAACCCTCTGCGCGCTCGACCCAATTTCGCTAACGATCTCACCAGCAAACTCCGCAGCCCTTCACGCTTCATGTGGGCGCGCTCTGACGACTATCTGGACGAGATCACTCGGCGAGTCGACATGATCGTTCAAGAAGTCATGGGACAAACCAATAAGAGGATCGTGAAGCGCTAATGGCTATCAACCTCCCCATCATCTCAGAGTGGAACCCTGCCGGCATTGACAAAGCGATCGCCGACTTTAAGCGTCTAGAAACTAAAGGCGAGAAGGCAGCGTTCGCCATCGGCAAGGCTGCAGTTCCTGCAGGGCTCGCTATCGCAGCGATCGGCGCTGTCGCTTTTGATGCTGTCAAAGCGTTCGCAGAAGATGACGCTGCAGCCCAAAAACTTGGCACGACTCTTAAGAATGTCACCGGAGCATCAGACGCTCAAGTCTCATCAGTTGAAGACTTCATCTCAAAGACTTCAATAGCTGCAGCTGTCGCCGACGACGAACTACGCCCAGCCCTCGACTCACTCATTCGAGGTACTGGAGATGTCACCAAGGCCCAAGACCTTCTCGGTCTCGCTCTTGATGTCTCTGCCGGTACTGGGAAGGATCTCGGCGCTGTCTCAGATGCACTCTCAAAAGCATTTAACGGCAACCTCGGCCCACTGAAGAAACTAGATCCAGCACTAGCCGATCTGGTTAAGAGTGGCGCATCAGCGGATGAAGTATTCGCAGCAATGAGCGAGACTTTCTCTGGTCAAGCGGACACTGCAGCGAACACGACTCAGGGCAAGATGAAGAACCTCGGGATCCAGATGGGCGAACTCAAAGAGTCCATCGGTCAAGCGGTCGTCCCTCTCGCTGAGAAACTTCTTCCGAAGCTCTTGGAGTTCGCTTCATGGGCTCAAAAAAACAAGGGCATCATCGTCGCTGTCGGTGCAGTGATCGGCGGACTCGCTGTCGCAATCATTGCAGTCAATACAGCCATGAAAGTTTGGACAGCAGTCACAAAAGCATTCGCAGCAGTTCAAAAAGTTTTCAATGCTGTCATGGGAATGAACCCGATCTTCCTCATTGCGATCGCTATCGCTGCCATCGTTGCAGTGCTCATCATTCTTCAGCAGAAGTTTGACATCTTCGGGATAGCAGTTGAGGCAATCGGGACAGCATTCGAGAAAGTCTGGGACGCGATCAAGTTCGTC